CTACTATGTTTAATCAAAATCAAAAACGCGTTGGCTTTGCGTGTAAAATTCAAAGTTCAGAATCTACAGATGTAGTGAATTGCCAAACTAAAGGCACTACCATCACATGGCTTAATAAGCAATCTAAAGACATAGCTGCTGAAAGACTATGGGCTTTGATGCGTACTAATATTCAAGCTCTTGAAAATCAAGCTGACTGGATGGCACAACAACCCGCAGGTCTACGTATGTTTAGATTAAGTAGTGATCTACTTACTGGATATTCACACGATGACTGGATGTGGTTCTACTTCCAAGCAGATGTAGTAGACTTTCTAGAAAAGAATCTTTCCCGTATCGGTGATAAGTTCCGTGCAGCAGATGTACGCGTTAGCTTTCATCCAGGTCAGTTTTGTGTGCTTGCCTCAGATAATGAAGGCACAGTTGAAAAGTCAATTACTGAGTTTGAGTATCATGCAGATATTATTCGTTACATGGGTTACGGTCGTAAGTTTCAAGACTTTAAATGCAATGTACACGTAGGTGGCAAACAAGGTCCCAAAGGGATTATCTCAGCTCTAAAGCGACTAACACCCGAAGCACGTAATACACTTACCATCGAGAACGCAGAGTTCTCATGGGGTATTGATGCCTCACTAGAATTAGTAGACCACTGTGCCTTAGTTCTTGACATTCATCATCACTGGATTGCTAGTGGTGAGTATATTCAGCCAAATGACCCTAAGGTTAAGCGAATTCAAGATTCATGGCGTGGTGTCAGACCAGTTATTCACTACTCTATTAGCAGAGAAGACATACTCATTGATCATTGTGGACAAACTCGCCCAGACTTTCGTGAACTCAAATCACAGGGTTTTACCTCAGCTAAACTTCGTGCACATTCAGAATTTTACTGGAACAAAGAAGTTAATCAGTGGGCTGGAACTTTCTTAGAGTCAGCAGACATTATGTGTGAGTCTAAACAAAAGAATACAGCCAGTAGACAGTTTGCAGAAGAAATAGGTCATGTATGACAATATTAGGCTCAATAATAACTATTATCTTTATACTTGAAATATTATTAGTAATAAGTATTTCTGTATGGCAAATATATAAAGAAGACGTTAAATGGTACATAGATACTAAAACCCAGAAATACTGGCGATAGTTCAATGGACAGAACAATAGCCTTCTAAGCTATCAATCTAGGTTCGATTCCTAGTCGCTGGACCAAATATACACTTGACTTTGATCTCAAATTAGAGTATAATATATACTTAATTGGAGATTATTATGGCAGGATATAATAAAGAATTTTTAATAGATGCTTTTATGAGCAGATATATTACGTGTACGCTTTTATCTATTGATACACTAGAGAGTATGGAAAAAATGGCTTCTGACTTGTATGATCAAGTTGGTCGTGACAAGTTTCGCGTTTATGCTTCCTTAGATGCAGAAGCAATTAAAGAATTTAAAAATTTAAAATAATTTTTTCTGAGGTACACAAGCGTACCACCTAGCCCATTGGCAATAATTATTGCGAACCTAAAATCACGGGCGCAGTTACCTCAGATCCTTATTTATGAAATCATTATGGAAACTATGGGCAAAAGCTCTAGGAGAAAAAGCAGGTGAGGATAATCAAGCTGATCGGGTGGCTATTATTAGAACTTGTATAGTACTAGGGTATATAGTAACAAACTTATTTATTATTGCTGGAGTTATTAGGCATTGGTAATATTTGCCCCGATGGTGGAATTGGTAGACACGCTGGTCTTAGAAGCCAGTGCGCAAGCATCCGAGTTCGAGTCTCGGTTGGGGCACCAGCTATCTCTCTAAAGCGTTATCAGGTTGCGTACACGGTTTGGGGCCGTGTGGTCAAGGTTCGAATCCTTGTAGAGAGACCACTAATATAAAGATTATAGATGTTAAGAGGCATCTTTAAAACTTCTTTTGGGGGGATATAGTTCAATGATAGAACACTAGATTCCGATTCTAAAAACGCGAGTCTGATTCTCGCTATCTCCACCAACTTTTTCACACAACACACTAAGGAAACATTATGTTTACTATCGAATTTTACATTGATAACTTTCAATCAACAAAGAAACTTATCACAAATCAAATTTTTACTGACCCTAAACTGAACAAAGTTGCTCATAAGTTTATTGATGCACAAACCCAGTTTGCTAAAATGTTGGTTCAGAATACTACTGATATGAGCAAGTACTCAGTAGACGGATTTTCTGACATTTTTAATCCAACAAAAGCAAAGGCATCTAAAAATGACTAAATCTCCATTTGAAATTCGTGCAGACCTTTTAAAACTTGCACAAGATCATTTAGAAAAACAGTACACGGCTAATCTTAAGTTTACTACAGAAGCATACATGAAAATGGTAGATGCTGGAGTAGCTGCAACTGAAAATATGCCTAAAATGTCATTTCCTACTACAAAAGATATTCTTGATCAAGCTCAAGAGTTTTATTCTTTTGTGAATAAAAAATGATGAGTTTTTTATCTTATCTCAAACAGCTACTAGAAAAAGATATGCCTATGCAACGTTTTATTGAAGATCACGACCCAAAGTCGGTATACGAAGTAGAACAGCTACAAAGAAAATACGAATTCGTCGTAAAAACAAATCACACATACATTTAATATTAGGAAATCACAATGAGCAGCTTGCAGTTGCATGGACGTACTTATGTAGTATTTGATGCTAACAATAAGGAACATCGAAAATGGTTTGCAGAATTTAATGCAACTCGTAAGTGGGGTACATGCCCTGTACGTTTTGTACTTAATGATGCTCATGGTGATTTAATAACACAACTCCAAAGAGAACTAATACAGTTCTACGTTGATAAAGAGTTTTTTACAAAAAAAGTCTTGGACACGCAGACTTAAAAGCGATGTGATAGTAAGTGGAATTCTTACACTTTCCTCTGCAAAGAGGAATTTTATAACTGTGAATGGGAAAGTTAGGACAATCGGCCTATCTACTAAGGTATCAATCTGCCTATAGTTTCAAAGTCCAAGAAACATAAAAGCCTTGAGATTAAATTCGCATGGGTATAGGTGAAGCATATAGCTTCTTAAAATCACAGTAGAACAGTTATAAAATTAAGATCCTTACGGGACAATCAGGTGAAAGTCCTGAGTTTCTATTTGAGCCGTAAAAGAATAATAATGCAATATAATGTAACTGGTTTAAAAAATTACGGATTTCTTAGTGCTAAATTTTCAGAATCTGATTTAGCACCTTTAAAAAAAGAAATCCATAATATACAAAATAATTTTGAGTTATATGAAAAGCAAAAATACAATACAGAATTAGCTGGAAATATTAAACGAGAGTATGAATTAGTAAAGTCTAAAACTTATATTGAACAACTGTTAGTACCTCTGCTCGATGCATATGATAAAGAATTTAATTACCTAAAAAACTTTAATATTACAACAGGTAATATAGAAATTGTATTAGATACATTTTGGGTCAATTTTCAAAAGAAATATGAGTTTAATCCTATACACAACCACTCAGGACTATATAGTTTCGTAATATGGACTAGTGTTCCATATTACATGGAAGAAGAGCGCAAATTATCTCCTGGAGTTGAATCTAATTTTAATACGGCTGGAATGTTTAGTTTTTTATACAATGATAGTATTGGAGCAATAAAATCCTGTAATATTCCAGTAGATAAAAAAAGAGAAAATAATATAGTAATTTTCCCCTCTAATTTTCAACATATGGTATACCCATTTTTTTCTAGCGATGAATATCGAATTAGTGTTTCTGGTAATTTTAAATTGAAGGTTTAGGATATAATAAAATGATTAAATTAAATAAGTTTTTAAATGTTATCAATTACACCATACACGATAAATCATTTTTAGAAAACACAATCTACAACCAAGAAACAGACTTGGTATGTGAGATTAGTTATGGTAATTCAGATCACTACTTAACGTGCGTATTTGATGTAGTCAGTCAAGAAATTTTAGAAATCACAGCTGAAGATTACGCACAAGAAAACTACTATCGCTGGACTACACAAGACTTTGTGGAAACACAAGAAAAACAAACAAATGCTGTAGGTAAAAAATACTGTGAATTAGAAGTTGCAGAAGATATTCTAGAAAAAGCATCTGCTATTGTTGATGGTAGAGCTTATGATACTAGAGTTTCAGTGCCCTTTGAACTTAGTGATGAAGACTTTATGGTGTTTGCTCGTACTGCACATGAAAAAGACATTACTTTTAACCAATTAGTGGAACGTGCTTTACGTTCTGCTATTGATAATCATTCCCTAAAGAAAGAATTTTAATATGGTAAAACCTAAAAAACCTGTCGGTTCAATCCCAATGCAGCCAGCAGGACCTCGTGTTCCTGCAATGCCTATGACACCTCCAAAAAAGAAACCTAAATATTAAAGATACATTATGGCTTACAGAGCAAAAACTAAAACTCAGGCAGCTGTACGTAGACAACTACGTAAGCGTAAATAATTGTGGCTAAATTTAAAGCGCACCATAAGCGTAGTATTAAAGCTACAGCAAAACGAGTACTAAAAAAGAAATAATTAGTATGCCTCTAGTGTAATTGGCAGCACGTCGGTCTCCAAAACCGTTAGTCAGGGTTCAAATCCCTGGGGGTGTGCCAAAGTATGATCGTATGAAGTTAATCGAAAGTAGTTCTGGACGGGGGTGCGAATCCCCCCAGGTCCACCATAATAGGATTTAACATGGATGAAACATATTCACTTTGGAAGTTTGTTAATGTAGATTGTGTCAACTACATTTGTATTAACAATTATTCCAGAAGACATGCTAGACGTATTATGGTGGGCCTGTTTTAGAATCGACAGGGCAATAAGTACAAAGATGGACGGTCCGACAGAGTTGTCGTTAACACTAAACAAAAGTAAACGCAAACGACTCACAGTTCGCATTAGCAGCCTAAACTCTGCTTAGGGTTCCGCCAGTTCCTCGTAACAGAATACTGGCACCAAATATCGCGGTGAGTCAGGGTAAAGGCAAGTCTCATAAGCTCCGCCTAGAAGGTTCGAGTCCTTCCGCCGCAACCAATTAGTACAAGATGAAAAAATTAAATATTCAGCAAGTTAAAGCTTATATAGAGTCACAAAGTCCAAGTACTAAAATCTATATTGGTGCAGACTCTATAAGAGTAAAGCGACATAATCGCTGGTATGCTGAATATACGTTAGTAGTTGTAGTACATATTGATGGTTGTCATGGTTGTAAAATTTTTGGTGAAACACATACAGAATTAGATTATGACCAAAAGCAGAGTAAACCCTCCATGAGACTTATGAATGAAGTGTATAAAGTATCTGAGCTATTTCAGAATTTAAAAGAAGTTCTAGAAGATCGTAAGGTAGAAGTACATCTAGATATTAATCCTGATGTCTCTCACGCATCTAGCTGTGTTGTTCAGCAAGCTATTGGTTATATAAAAGGTACGTGTAATGTAATACCAATGGTTAAACCAAATGCATTTGCTGCCAGTTATGCAGCCGATAGATATAATAGTTTGAAAACGGCATAATATGGAATCACTAGTATACAGATTACGTAAACGTGCAGAAATACGTAGACAAATTAAAGATCGGAAAAGTGTTCAAGAGGGCGCTCCTGACCGTATTGCAGATTTATTAGAAGAAGCAGCTTCGCGAATAGAAGATCTAGAGGCTGAAGATAAAGAGTTAGAAGAATTTTTTATTAATATTAAAGAACTTGCACGTAAGTTAGACATAAAATAAAGTATGCAGGTGTTAGTTTAGTGGTAAAACCTCGGATTGTGATTCCGATATCATGAGTTCAATTCTCGTACGCCTGCCCAAACATACCCCTATAGTTTAATGGTAAAACGGCGGATTTATATCCCGTAAGCAACAGATAATTGGTTCATGTGGGTTCGACTCCCGCTGGGGGTACCACATATGGCAATAACATTTAAAAGTATTAAATCCCTAAAATTAGGATTACTTGATTTCTTTGATTTCGGAAAGTATCAGAATTGTAGGGTTGACTCTATAGTTGAAATGGATTATAATTATATAATGTTCTTACACAATAACAATCAAAATATGTTTAACTCAGAAGTCGTAGATAGATGTATATTATTAAAAAGTGTAAGAGATAATGAAAAACATTATCAAGAAGAAATATTACCATTTGAGGACATACCATTTTGACAACAGAAAGTCAACTTAAAGAAATTACGGGTATTCTGCAAGAAGAGTGTGCAGAAGTAATCCAAGCAGTTAGTAAAGTAAATCGTTTTGGTTTAGATAATTTTAAGCCAGGAAACAATAAAACTAATAGACAACACCTAGAAGAAGAATTAGGTGATTTAGTTGCCATGATCAATATCATGTGTGAAACTAAATTAGTAAATGAGCATAGTATTGAGGCAGCTGCCCGTGCTAAATTGGAAAAACTTAAACAATGGTCAACTATATATGAGTAAAGGCTCAACCCCTAGACCCTTTAGTGTTGCTAACGAAGAGTATGCCTCACGTTGGGATGCTATATTTGCTAGAGATAATAAGCCAGAATATGAGGCTGATGATGGTGCGCTTACAGATGAGCAAATTAAACAAATTATTGCAGGTGCAGAAGTCAATTCAGATACTGGCGAATATACTGAGTGCTCACTAAGTGAGCTACCACCATCAAGATATAAATAATATTTATGCGGGGTTCGTATAGTGGTAATACCTTAGCCTTCCAAGCTAATGCTGACAGTTCGATTCTGTTACCCCGCTCCAATACGCAACGGTGGCAGAGTGGTCAAATGCACGGGATTGCAAATCCTGAAAACCGTGAGTTCAAATCTCACCCGTTGTTCCAGTTTTAGGTTCCAAGGTGTTCATGGACGCACACAGCACTGTCACTGCTGAGGAGAGGGATCGTTACCCTCTGGTACCGCCATAATTTTGCAATGCTCATTATGAGGTTGCACACGGGCAGATTGCCCAAATGTTCTTGCTTATAAAAGGAGAAAATATATGACAGAACTTAGAGTTGGTACCATTAATTTTGGACCATTTAATCGTACGTTAATTGGATTTGATCAGGTTTTTGACACTTTAGAGTATCGAAACTCAGTAAATTATCCACCTTATAATGTAATTAAATCCGATGAGAATAATTACACTGTTGAAGTTGCGGTAGCAGGCTTCAAGAAGAAAGAAATTACAGTACAGTTAGATAAGGAACAATTACTGATAAAAGGTATAAAACAAAAAGATGAACAAAAGCAACAGTACTTACATCACGGATTAAGTGCTAGAAGTTTTAATCATCAGTTTACTATTGCTGAGCATATGGTTGTAAAGTCCGCTTCAATGGAAGACGGTATTCTTACAGTAGTATTAGAAAGAAAATTGCCAGAATCTAAAAAACCTCGTATCATTGAAATAGAGTAAACCATAAAGAGGACTAGCCATTAGGTTAGTCCTCTTTTTAGTTTGTAATTTTGAATCTATAAATATGCACTTGAATAGTGCATTAAAGTTTGATATAATATCAATCTATTCATTCGATTATAGTTATTAGAGTGAAAAGTAAATTTTGCGAGTGTGGTGAAATAGGTAGACGCAAGGGACTTAAAATCCCTCGCCGCAAGGCATGCCGGTTCGATTCCGGCCACTCGCACCAAGTCAGCAGGGCCGTTAGCTCATTAGGTTAGAGCAGTGGACTCATAATCCATTGGTGGAGTGTTCGAATCACTCACGGCCCACCAAACAACTAGTAAGGAAATTAAGTGGCAACTAAGAATAAAGCAACACCAGCCCCGTCTGGAAAATCAAACAGATGGGAAGTTAATCGTAAACGTAAATTGGAAAAACAGTTAAAGTTGCAGCCAAACAATGAACAAGTAAAGTTAGCTTTGCAAAATATTCATCGTCGTCGTAAAACTCCTACTAATCGTGAATGGTCAAAAAGCTGGATTCGCATAGCAAAATTATTTAAATTATTCTCGGGTAGGTTTGATCGTAGTATTATGAGTTCAAATCAAGCAGTAGCAGGATCAGCTCTACAAAAACCTGGTAAGTTTGTACAACAATCACAAAAACTAATGCAAGTGTCAGATAAAAATTTCTTCTCACTTGGTGCTCGCCTTCAGGGCGGTAAGTAAGGATGGATATTTTAGATTGTTATATACTATTTTGTTTAACAACAGCAATTACAGCAGCAATAGAACTACTTCATCCTGTTATACTAAAACAAACTGAAAATGCAGGAACAGTTGATTCAAAACTAACAATTTATACAGTATTTATTGTAATAAGTACTATGTTTGCTCCTTTTATATTTTTTAGCTGTATAATTCCATCATGGGGAGAACGATTTAAAACTTCTCTTCATAAAGGGCTATTCCCTGAAGAATAAAAAATTTGCAGTTGCACTGTAGTGCCAAATTGTGTATAATATATACTTAAACAGCAAATCAACAATCATGAAAACACTATCATTTAAATACACAAAAGCAGACGGAACAACATCAAATCGAGTACTGGCAGTAATGGTATCTCCTAATACTATGTATGAAGGCATTGATATCAGTAGTCTTGAGTCAGTAGAAATGGCTATGTTTGAAGTAGCTATGGATGCAGCTTATACAGATTATCTTAATAAAGTAACTCTTATTAAAGATGAGTATGACTTGAACAACAATTATCGTAGGTTTGATCCTACTAAAATGACTGATGTTGAGATTGAAGTTGTTTAAGTATTGACTAAAGTCGAAACAATTATGTAGTAATTATGGAACAAAAAATTAATAATCCTAGAAAATTTAGAGTTTGGGATAGTAAACTACTACATGATAGCTTACAGTTATGTGTACAGTATCAAACCGCAATTGAAGAATCAATAATGAGTTCAGAAAAAACTCTAGAAGAAAACGAAGTACTAATTTCAACATTACCTACAGAAACTCTTTACGATTTAACTAGTTGCTATATCTCAATGTACGAAAAATTATTAGCTGAAGGTTTAATTCAATCTAATATTAATCTTGCAGGTTTAAATAAAAATAACATTCATTAAGGAAAAATAAAATGGCATGGACAGACGAAGACAAACAATCAGTTATCGAAGCATATAAAGCAGGTAACCCTACTCCTGAAAACTCTACAGAGTTGATTAAAGAAATTGCTGAAGACATGGAACAAAGCGCTAATGGTGTCCGCATGGTTCTAGTGCAGGCTGGTGTTTATGTGAAGAAAGAGGCATCAACCTCAACAAGTAAAACTAGTACATCTAAATCCACAGGTGCTCCAAGAGTTAGTAAAGAGTCGCAAATTGCTGAACTCCGCACAGCTATTGAAGCAAAAGGTGGCGAAATTGACGATGAAATTCTTAGCAAGCTGACTGGTAAAGCAGCTGCATATTTCACTAAAGTTATTACTGGTTAATAATTAGGCAGCCTAGTGCTGCCTTTTTTATTTATAATTAAGGTTTACACGGAGAACTTATATGGCGACACGCAAAAAATCAGCTAGTGAAGACGAATTAATGACAGAATCGAATATTATTCGAGTTATCCGTCTACTTGAACCTACTGAAGAAGGTGTCAAACCTATTACTAAAAAAGACGCTTGCCAAATTCTTGGTATGGCGTATAATACTACACGTCTTGGTACTATTATTGAGGATTTCAAAAAGACACAAGCCCGTAATGCTGAACGCAGGGCTGCGTTACGTGGTAAGCCTGCAAGTAAAGAAGATATAGTTTATATTATATCTGAATATCTCAATGGTGAAACCATTGACGCAATTTCCAAGATGACCTATCGTTCTAGTAATTTTATTAAACATATATTAGAATCAAATTCTGTACCAATTAGAATTCCTGGTCACACATACTTTAAACCAGAACTTATACCTGAAGGCGCTATGCGTGAAAGATTTCAAGTTGGGGAAATAGTTTACTCTGCGCGATATGATAGTTTAGCCCGTATTGATGCAGAACAAAAAACACAAAAGTATGGTTATATTTATAGAGTATGGTTGTTAGCAGAAAAATGGCTACAGTCAGCTAATCAAGAAGCTTACGAGTTGGCTTCATTACAACATCTTCGTGAACTTGGTGTAAGGATTTAAAATGACTGAACACGAACCTGAATTCTATGAAAAACTAATATACGAGAACGAGCCAAAAGGTTATCAGCTAAAGTTAGTTGTTAATGAATTTAGGGGGCTTCAGTATATACACCTACGTAAATATTTCTTATCGTATGAAGGTGAATATATACCTAGTAGAGAAGGTGTAAGTATGGAGGCTTCCATTCATAATATCTTATCCTTACTAGAAGGACTAATGGAAATATGTTCTTTTGAGGAGTCAGATGCCACTATACTTGAGTTTTTTAGTGCTAAGTTAGCTACTAAAAACTCTAGCTTGCCCGAGACTCTTTAATTTGTTATAATATATTATAAATTAAGGAAAAGCCATGAAAAAGACAGTTGCAGTATTTATACACAACCCACAATGTGAAACTGAATGTGCTTTGGGTATGATTGAAGGATTAGTTAATGACTTCAACATCCGTACTTTTGGTATTGCTGAACTTAATATTGAATTCTTACGAACAGTAGATGCAGTTGCATTTCCTGGTGGTATTGGCGATGCAGATGATTTCTTTGATATTTTTACTGAAACTCACATTGATGCCATACATACTTTCATAGGTGTATTTAACGGCAAGTATTTAGGTATTTGCATGGGAGCATATTGGGCAGGACCTGATTACTTTGATGTAGTAGTTGATCTAGAGGTAACACAGTATATTACACAACCTGTTGCAGATATTGACTATGAAGGACCTACTGTTGCAAATGTAATATGGGATGGTAGTCCTGAAACAATGTACTTCTATGATGGCTGTGCTATCGTGGGAGACAATATGGATGGAGTAGTTGCTAGATACGCAAATGGTAGTGCTATGGCGGTTATCCAAGGTAACATAGGCGTTATTGGGTGTCATCCTGAAGCACAGCCTTCATGGTACGATGATGTTGAAGATAATTATAAACATGATTATTATAAATGGACTCACAAAGAATTATTGGCAGACTTTGTAAAAGAACTAGTGAACGAATAAAATTCTGACTTGAACTTTATTATTAAATATTGTATAATATAGATTATGAATAAATTAAAAGCCTACCTTGACGAAGCCTCAATTTCCTATTATTCTGGAAGCCCCATCATCTCTGATGAGGCTTTTGATCGTCTAGCAGAAAGTTCAGGATATTCTAAGTTAGGTGCTAAACAGCATGATAATATTGCTAAACATTTATACCCTATGTATAGTTTGCAAAAGTATTATGCTGATGAGGGTGAAGCCCCTTTAAAAGGTGTTACAAACATTAGTACAACACCTAAACTTGATGGTGCAGCAGTAAGTCTTCTTTATATCAATGGCGAGTTAGTACAAGCACTAACTCGTGGTGATGGTATTGAAGGCACCGACATTACAGAAAAACTAATTTCTAGAAAAGACTTAGTTCCTTTAACAGTCCAAAGATTAGGTATGTTTCAGGTTACTGGAGAAATTGTAGCAATAAAAGAGATTCCTAATAGTCGTAATTATGCTGCTGGTTCATTGAATCTTAAAGACTTTAATGAATTTAAAACCCGTGCAATTTCATTCTATGCATATGGAGTATACCCATATCAAGCTAGTGAATTTGTAAAAGATATGATACTATTGAAAGTCCAAGGGTTTCAAACAGTTCTAGAAAAAGATTTGCATAATATTTACCCCTGTGATGGGTTAGTATTTAGAGCAAACAATAACGAAGAATTTGAAAACTTTGGATACACAGCCAAACATCCACGAGGTGCTTACGCTAGAAAAGAGCGTCAAGAGGCTGTAGAGACTACAATCCTATCTGTTGAATGGAGTGTGGGTAAGTCTGGTAAAGTTACTCCAGTAGCTCATTTAGATCCAATTTATATTGGTGACAAGTTAGTGAGTAAAGCAACATTAAATAACCCTGGGTTCATAGAGATGTTGGATATTTGTATAGGCGATCGTGTCGGTGTAGTACTAGGTGGAGAAATTATTCCCTGTATTACTCACAAGGTAGCAGCATAATAAAATTCAATTATTCGAGCTATGGTCTAGGCATACAAAAAATAGACTTGTCAAAGCATTCCATTTCCTGTATAATTACTACTTAAATTGAAAAAACTATGCAAAAGATTGAAATTCCTACAACTTGTCCTTGCTGTTCCTATAAACTGGAAATGGTAAATGAACAACTGTTTTGTAGAAATCTATCGTGCGAGGCTCAATTAGGTAAAAAGCTAGAGCATTTTACTAAAACTCTTGGTATCAAAGGTTTTGGACCAAAGACTATAGAAAAACTAGGTCTAGCTGATATAACTGAACTTTTTTACTTAGATAGGGATTCTGCAATAGAGTCTTTAGGTAGTGAAAAAGTAGTGGATAAGCTCTTAGATGAAATCGAGAGAGCTAAAGGTGCTGATCTAGCCACCGTTTTAGCCGCTTTTTCTATCCCATTAGTGGGTGGAACAGCTTCTAAAAAAATTGCTGGTGTAGTTAGTTCTATAGAAGAAATTACTCAAGAAACTTGTAAACAAGCAGGTCTTGGTGAAAAAGTTACTTCTAACTTACTGAATTGGATTAATCTGGAATATCCAGAAATGAAAGAGTTCTTGCCATTCTCTCTCAAGTCCGACAATGTTAAATCTAGTAAGACTGATGGCCCCACTGTCTGTATTACTGGTAAATTGACTTCATTTAAAACAAAAGCCGAAGCAACTAAGATATTAGAGGCCGCAGGTTTGATAGTAGTAGAGTCTGTAACAAAGACGTTAAAATACTTAATAGATGAAGAAGATAAAGGAAGTACCAAACGCAAAAAAGCAGAAGAATATGGCGTAACAATAGTAACAAATCTAAAAGATTTTGTATCGAAAATTTAAAAAAGAGAAAAATAAATGACTGAAAAAGCTAAAAAATGGTCTGACCAAGCTGTTGCTCAACTTTTGTCCATCGTAGGCAATCAGAGTCCAGTAAGTGTCGAGCGGGTTGAGCAAGCAGCTGAAGCCTTGAACGTAACTGTACGTTCAGTAGGAGCCAAATTGCGTCAACTAGACCGTGAAGTTGCTTCTATGGCTAAGGAAAAGGTTTCTGCCTTTACACCTGAGCAGGGCGCTGCACTGTCTAACTTGGTAACAAGCAATTCTGGTGCAATGACTTATAAAGAAATCGCTGAACGCTTCGCGCAAGGTACTTTCACTGCTAAGCAAATTCAAGGCAAATTACTTGCTTTAGAATTGACTGGCAATGTTAAGCCAGCTGAAAAAGTTGAAGCTGCTCGTACATATACAGAGCAAGAAGAAGCCACATTTATCAAAATGGCTCAAGCAGGTAAATATATTGAAGAAATTGCTGTTGCCTTAGGTAAGAGCATCCCTTCAGTGCGTGGTAAAGCTCTCAGCTTGACACGTAAGGGTCAAATTGATCGTATCCCTGCACAAAAAGATAGCCATGCTAAAAACGTTATTGATCCAGTGCAAGCATTGGGCAACGATATCGTTAGCATGACAGTTGCTGAAATTGCTAAAGCTGTTGATAAGACAGAACGTGGTCTTAAGACCCTTCTTACTCGCCGTGGTATTTCCGTTAAGGATTATGATGGTGCAGCTAAGAAAGCCAAAGCCGAAGCTAAAGCAGCTTAATTGTAACACTTAAAGTTACTTAAAGGCCAGGAGTTATTTTTAGCTCTTGGCCTTTTTTATTTGTACTATGAAAATCACAATTACATACCACGATACAGATTCCTTCACTGCAGAAGAAGTAGTTAAGCAAGCTGAACATAACTATGGTAAGTCTATTAAAGTGGATATTACACCTGAGTCTAATAAGCCTCATGATTTAATATACTTTGGACTACAACAAATCATAACACACCAACAACTGGGACTTCTCTTTGACGATAAGTTTGGTTACCAGGCAAGTATTCAAAAATTACGCAATGAAACTCTATATAAATTACAAGAAATTTTAGACCAAGTAATTATTGACAACGAAAGTAAGGTAGAGTAAATGGATATTAGCGCAGTTGTCATTAATAAACTACTAACAGAAAAGAATTTAGATGTTTGGAGCAAATTAAAGCTCGCGTTTCTTGACCCTGCCTACTCCTCAGTATATAGTTTAATTACTAGATACTATGACAAGTATAGTACTATACCATCGTTCGATGATCTAGACGCTATTGCTAGAGAGGGGTTGGCACAAAAAACGCTAGCAACTCTTCGTCTTATTGATGAGACTGAAATTACTGCTGAAGTGGCATTAGATGCCCTTATAGATCAGTATACCCAAAATCAAGCTATTGCTTTATTGGATAAATTTATTGATAAATTACCAGTATACGATAGTACAGAAATAAAAGATAATTTAGCGAGTATAGTACTAACCTTAGATGAAAAAACTCTAACAACAGAGGGTGTGTATACCATGAACGATATCATGGTATTTGTTCGCCCTGATGAACTAGCTAAAAATCGTGTACACTTAGGATTGAATAATACTTTTGATTCTGTACTAGGTGGTGTAGCTAGACAAGAACTAATATTAATTGGTGGTAAGCGTGGCTCTGGTAAGTCTATTACTTGTAGTAATATTATGATTAACCAATATGAAGCGGGTAATGCTTGCATCTATTTTACTATTGAGATGGAAGCTCACGAGACACTACAACGCAACATGAGTATCTTAGCTAATGTTAATCACCAAAATCTTAAGAACAATACTTTAACTGATATTGAACTATTAAAAGTAGTAAAAGCTCGTGCAAATATGTACGAAGACTCTGACAAATTAGTAATGGATTTTCTTAAAGATAAAGATCAATATAAGTTTGAAGAAACCTTAGTAAGAGAATGTAGTCTTAAAGAACATAATCAAATGGTAATTATTGATGATAGGGCATTGACCCTAAGTTCGATAGATTTACACCTTGGAAAAATGAAATCCCGTTTTGGAGATAAGTTTGCGGTTGCCGTCATTGATTACTTAAATCAAATTGTAGTAGAGGGAGCTAGTCAATTCGATTGGCAACCACAAATTATTATCTCTAAGAAACTAAAAGAGATGGCACGTAAATATGACATCGTAATGGTTAGCCCATATCAAATTGATAATAGTGGTGAAACTCGATTTGCTAAAGGTATTCTAGATGCAGCAGATATTGCCTTGCTTATGGAAGCTAATACCAAGGAAGATGCCGCAATGAGTTTTGAAACCACAAAAATTCGTGGCGCTAAAGAAATGAAATTTACTAGCGGTATGGATTGGGAAAGTTTACGAATTAGTCCTATATCTATTGAAAAACCAACCCAACCAGAAGATAAACCTAAAAAGATTAAGCGAGCAGGTAAGGTAGAAGAACCTGCTGCTGATCTACCTTGGGATACATAATGAGCGACCCAGTACTAGAATTACTTAAAGATAAAGGTGTTGCTTTTTCTGTGTCTGGTAGAGACTATGTTACTAAATGTTTTAATCCTGACCACAACGACTCTAACCCTAGTTTTAGAATTGATAGAGGTACAGGAATAGCGCACTGTTTCTCTTGTGGCTTTAAAACAAATATATTTAAATATTATGGTTTATTAACTAATAATGTTTCAGTTAGAGTAGCCAAACTAAAAGAGAAACTTAATACTTTAAAAGAATCAACAAATGGTTTAGAGCCCTTAGACGGAGCTAAACCAATTAATCGTTCATTTAGAAATATATCTACACAGACATTAAAACACTTTAAAGCGTTTGAAACCGATCAAGTAGAAAAAATGATTGATAGAATTGTTTTCCCAATAACTGACGTTAGAGGAAAAACAATGTGCTATGTTGGAAGACATAGTATGTCAAATGGAAACCCTAGATATGTGAACTATCCTAGCGGCGCTTCTATTCCATTATTCCCAGCAAAATTTCAAGAAAAGCACAAAACCATTGTTCTAGTAGAAGGCATATTTGATATGCTTAATTGTTATGACAAAGGTTTAAGAAATACTGTATGTACTTTTGGTACAAGCAAATTACTAAACGAAACTAAAGAAAAAATGTTGAGTTATAAAGTTATGGGTATTGAAAAAGTATTCATTCTTTATGACGGAGACGAAGCAGGTAGAGAAGCCGCTAAAAAGATTAAACCTTTAATCGAAGAGGCCGGATTCTTAACCGAAATTATTGATTTACCAGAGGGACAAGATCCTGGTGTAATCACGCAAGAGGATGTAAACTCTTTAATAGAATATACAAAAATATGAAAAAAATTGCAATTATAGACAAAGCACCAAGTAAAAATAATTATAGTAATTATTTTAATTTTGATTTTGATCTCTATCATATGAGTTCAGTACCAATTACTAAGTTACTTAAAAAAGATGTAGACTTAGAAGTTAGTTTAGATGAGTATGACATGGTAGTTCTAGTAGGCTCTGAAGCCGCAAAAGAATATGCAAAGATTAGTTCAGTAACTAATTATGCAGGACAGTTAATGCATGACAAATTTGTATGCATTACAAATCCAGCAATGCTACACTTTAAGCCAGAAGGAAAACCAGACTTCCAGAGATCAGTTGACCGTATTCATAAGTATGTTGAGGGTAGTATTAGTAACGCCAGTATTACAGGTGATTACTTAGGTATCGTTGATACAAAGCAAGCAGTAAAATTTCTAACAGAAGTTTTAGAAAATGCTCAAGGCTATGTAGCAATGGATACAGAAACTACTGCTCTATACCCAAGAGACGGATATGTGCTAGGTCTATCCATTAGTTATAAGGATAAACACGGTGCTTACATATCTACTGATTGTCTTGATAGTGTATGTACTGATCTCTTAGAAGAGATCGTTAAAAAGTACGATATAGTTTTTCACAATATGAAATTTGACATTAAAATGATCGAATATCATATTGGTCTTAAATTTAATAGAGATAGGGTACATGACACAATGTTAATGCACTATGCTCTAGATGAAAATGATAGTCACGGATTAAAACAACTAGCTCTAAAGTATACAGAGTATGGTGACTATGACTCTGAACTAGATGACTTTAAAAAGACATACTGTTCAAGTAAAAGTATGCTACTTGAAGATTTTACCTATGATCTTATTCCGTTTGATGTAATATCAAAGTATGCTGCTATTGATACAGCAGTAACAATTACTCTATTTAATAAGTTCTGGCCTAATCTTCAAAATAATCTTAAAATTCTATCAGTGTATAAAACAATTTTAATTCCTGGCACCTTATTCCTTATGGATATGGAAGAAGTAGGAATCCCTATTGATAGAGAAAGAATGACAGCGGCTGAAGGCTTTTTAGATACACAAATTGCTGAGGCTAAACAAGCTGTTTATGGTTTTGAACACGTTAAACAATTCGAAGCAGATGCTGGGATTATATTTAACCCAAACTCAGTACAACAGTTACGTAAAGTATTGTTTGACTATGTTAAGCTTACTCCTACAGGAAAGAAAACAGGCACTGGAGCAATATCTACAGATGCCGAGGTATTAGAAGAGCTATCAGAGAAACATCCCCTTCCTGCTGCTATTTTAAAAGTACGTCAGCTTGGAAAGATTAAGAATACTTACATTAGTAAAATTTTACCGGAACTTGATAAAGATGAACGAATTCGTACAAACTTTAATCTTATTTTTACCACTAGCGGGCGTTTGTCTAGTAGTGGCAAGTTTAATGCTCAGCAAATACCTAGAGATAATCCAATCATTAAAGGGTGTATTAAAGCACCTAAAGGATATAAAATAGTATCTCAAGATTTGACTACTGCTGAAATGTATTACGCAGCAGTATTAAGTAATGATAAAAATCTGCAACAAGTTTTTACTAGCGGTGGCGACTTTCACTCAACTATTGCTAAAATGGTGTTTGATCTAACTTGTGAAGTTGATGATGTTAAGAATAAGTTTGGTTCTATGCGTCAATCTGCTAAAGCAATTTCTTTTGGTATTCTGTATGGTTCTGGACCACAGAAAGTATCAGATACAGTATCTAAATCAACTGGAGAATATTATGGTATCGATAGAGCAAAACAAGATATTAAGTCCTACTTTGATAAGTTTAACAAACTCAAAGGTTGGCTTAAGTCGCGCAAAGAATTTATTGAAGCTAATGGTTATACTTATAGTTTCTTTGGTAGGAAGCGTCGTCTTATCAATGTGTTTTCCTCTGATAAAGGAATTGCGGCGCACGAAGTTAGAAGTGGTATTAACGCAGAAATACAATCCCTAGCCTCAGACATGAATCTATTTGGGGCTATGGATACTATCAGTGAAATTAAATCTAAAAATATAGATGCACAAATATTTATGTTGGTTCATGACTCAATAGTAGCTTTAGTTAAAGACGAATGTGTAGAAGAATATTGCGAAATCTTAAAAAGAAATACTCAAAAAGATCGCGGATGCTCAATTAAAGGACACCCTATTGGAGTAGATCAAGAAATAGGTCAGGATTACAGCTTTGGAAAATTCGATAAACAGTATCTCATTGAAGGAACTAGCTTATCCAATATTTAAACTAGGTTTAAATAAACCGGAAACTGTTGATGGGGTAATATTTTACTTATATCAATATGTTTCCGATGAGCAGGAACAAGTTAGTAAATTAAAAATAGTAGATGATCTAAATATTAAAAAAGATACTTTATCCTTACGCAGACTTAAATTAAAATCAGAAAATATTGATTTATTTAAAATAAGTAAAGCAATTTACTTTTTAGGTGATTTAATAAAATTATCTACACCACATACTTGGTTTATAGATTCCAAAGGTGTAATATTTAAATATATAAAAAGCACTAAAGCTGAATTAACTTTTCATAAAGTTATACAAGTAATACCAATTAAAACTGGTGGTGCTATAATAGAAGTAGAAAATATAAGTACTAGATTTAAAGCCTTATATACTCCTGAAAGTGCTAATAGATATGCAGGCATTTTAAACTATGGAAAATCTTTAATTTTATATGGTTTTTATAGTCAGGAACACTCAAAAACTTGGAGAAGGATATAATGGCAAAAGCTATAATTTCAAATAAAATATATTTGGATGTTACGCCTGAGATAGCAAAAAAATTAATTAATAATCTTACTTATAAAATACGTAGAAATATTCCTGGTGTTAAAAACCATTTTGTACAATACGATATAATAAAAAACTATAAAGTACTTCCTAATAGTATTATGTCTATACCAGTTGGTAGAATTGATTTAATTCCTGAGAATTATGAAATTCAAGATAAAAGAATTATATGTGATCTTCCCTTCCCTGACCCTAAATTTCCACTAAGAGGAACACAACTTGACGTATTTAATGAAGTAGATGATACTTGCTTTATTAATGCTATGGTAGGTTGGGGTAAGACATTCACTGCCCTACATATTGCTAGGAAGCTAGGTCAAAAGACTTTGATTGTATGCCATAATACAATGCTTAGAGATCAGTGGGTAGAAGAAGTAGAAAAACTATTTGAAATGCCTGTAGGTGTAATTGGTTCAGGAGAGTTTGATATTGATCACTCTATAGTTGTAGGCAATATTCAAACCTTAACTAAGTTAGTGCCTAAAATTTGCAAAGAGTTTGGTACTGTTATAGTTGACGAAGCACACCACTGCCCCGCCAGTACTTTTACAACATTTATTGATGGTATGTATGCTAGATATAAAATAGGTCTTAGTGGTACTATGCAGCGTAAAGATGGCAAGCAAGTACTATTTAGAGACTTCTTTGGTAGTAAACTATATCAACCACCTCAAGAAAACACATTAACACCTACAGTTCAAATAGTAAAAACTGGAATTGCGCTGTCTCCTGGAGACACTTGGGTTAAGAAAATTAACAACTTACTATATGACACAGATTATCAAAGATTTATAGCTGCAGCAGCAAATCTTCAGATTGCTAAAGGTCATAAAGTGCTTATAGTTGCAGATAGGGTAGAGTTTTTACAACAAGTAGGAGAACTAATTGGTGAAACGTGTGTGTGCATTACTGGTGGAACAACCTATGAAGAAAGAGTCCTGCTCAAAGAACAAGTTGAATCAGGAAAAAAGAATTGCATTGCTGGAAGCCGACAAATCTTTGCAGAAGGTATATCGGTCAATATCCTTAGCTGTGTAATCTTAGCAGTACCTATCGCCAATGATGGTTTACTAGAACAAATTATTGGGCGAATAATGCGTCAGCATGAAAATAAATTATCGCCCTTAGTTCTAGATATGCAGTTTAGTGGGGTAAGCGATAGAAAACAAAACAAAGACCGTATAGCATTTTATTTGCGAAAGGGATGGACTATATTAGGCTTGTAAAAAATACACTTGCAAATGTATTTAAACAGTGATATAATATATGTTCCAGCAGTAATTATGGCTCTATTCTTTAACCTAAAAACACTTGAAGAACAGTCAAACGGTGATGCGAGTAAATTTATGGCTATGCTAGAATATCATTATTCTAAAAAATTGCCATTAAAGTACTCTAGGTTTAAACCAAGCAAAATACCTCTAACTGGTAGCTGTTTTATATTAAATCCAGCACCCCTATTTGCAGATAAGTCAACAGATATACTATTCAAAATTCAATATCTAAAACTAGCAGCTAGACGTGATTACAATTTATATAAACAGTACAAATATCGAGGATTAGAATTATCCTATTTCCCCGATATAAACATTGATCTAATTAAAAACAATCCGTTATTAATAATAACAGAAACAGAAATACTCTTTAAATACGAGGAAAATTAAAAATGGCATTAGCATTTACAGCAACTAAAGGTAAAGCAGTTAAAAAATCTTTTGACGCCTTTGAATACAAAGACGGAGAAAATACAATACGATTAATTGGGGGAATTTTACCTCGTTACGTTTATTGGTTAAAAGGTACTAACGGAAAGGATATTCCCGTTGAGTGTTTAGCTTTTGATCGTGATGCAGAAAAATTTAACAATAAAGAACATGATCATGTTCCTGAATATTTTTCTGATAAGAAGTGTTCTTGGTCTTACAGTGCTAACTGTATTGACTTAAAAGATGGGAAAGTAAAAATCCTTAATTTGAAAAAGAAATTATTTGAACAAATTTGTTCAGCTGCAGAAGATTTAGGCGATCCTACGGATACTGATACAGGGTGGGATGTTGTATTCAAACGTGTTAAGACCGGACCCTTGCCATTTAACGTAGAATATACTTTATCAGTATTACGTTGCAAGAAACGCCCACTTACTGACGAAGAAAAACAGGCGGCGACAGCTTCTGAAAGTATTGATATGAAATATCCACGTCAAACTGCAGAAGAAGTAAAAGCTACACTAGAACGTATTGTTACTGGAGCTGTACCGGAAGAAGATTCTGCTACAGACTCTGAAGCAGTTAGCGATTTAACAGCTTAATAATAAAGCCCCTAAGTATCACTAACTTAGGGGCTTTTTTGACTATAAATAATGAAAGTTTTATTCACAGCAGATATTCATATTAAATTAGGTCAAAAAAATGTTCCTGTAGAGTGGGCTAAAAATCGCTATGAACTGTTTATTAAACAGCTTAGAGATATTCAACAAGAATGTGACCTTTTAGTATTGGGCGGCGATATATTTGATCGTATGCCTACAATGGATGAGTTAGAAATATATTTTGATCTAATATCCTCCATTTCGATTCCTTGCATTATATATGCTGGCAATCACGAAGCTTTAAAGAAAGATACTACTTTCTTTACTAGTTTAAAGCGTAGTACACAGAGACTAAACAAAGATGTTACAGTAATAGATGATTTTTATTCTTTAGAAGATATGGATTTTATTCCGTATAATAAACTAAAAGATTTTGAAGCATCTCCACACATAAATCCTGGTAAGATATGTTTTACTCATGTTCGTGGGGAAATACCCCCGCACGTAAAACCTGAAATGGATCTAGAGCTGTTTGCCGACTACGATGTTGTTTTAGCAGGGGATTTACACAGTTATGAAAATTCTCAAAGAAACATTCTCTATCCTGGAAGTCCAGTCACTACTAGCTTTCATCGTCATAATGTGGCTACTGGAGTTATTATACTTGATACGGATAGTTTAGAACATGAGTGGCGAGAACTACAGCTACCACAACTTATTCGTAAAACTATCAAGGCAGGTGAACAAATGCCAGGTACTGACTACGATCATACCATATATGAAGTTGAAGGTGACATGAGTGAGCTGGGCGCCATGGAGGATAACACTCTAATAGATAAAAAAATAGTGCGAAGAGAAACAGACACTGCACTAATTTTAGATCCTAGTATGACTTTAGCAGCTGAGTTAAAAGAGTATTTATTGTACATCTTGCAACTACCAGATAATACTGTTGAAAGTATAGTACAAGTGTTAAATAACAATTTGGATAAGATTACTACAGAATGATTACATTTAAAGAAATTAGATGGGGTAATGCTTTTTCATATGGTATAGATAATACAATTAAATTAGATAGTGCACCACTTACACAAATAGTTGGTAAAAATGGACACGGTAAAAGTTCTATTGCACTTATCTTAGAAGAAGTATTATACAACCAAAACTCCAAAAAAATAAAAAAAGCAGATATATTAAATAGATATAGCTCTGATAAGTCTTATTCAATAGAACTAGACTTTAATAAAGATAATTCTGATTATACTATTAAAACTAATAGAAGTAGTGCTTCAACTACTATAAAGTTATATAAAGATGGTAAAGATATTAGTAGTCATACTAGTACTAATACATATAAACAGATAGAAGGTATAATCGGCTTTGATCATAAAACTTTTAGCCAAATTGTTTATCAGAGTAGTGTTTCTAGTTTAGAGTTTTTAACAGCAACAGATACTGCTAGAAAAAAGTTCTTAATAGAATTACTAAATCTATCGATATATACTAAGGCATCTGAAAGATTTAAAGAATTAGCATCAGATGCTAATAAACAAGTTGATGCTGTACAAGCCAAGCTATCTACAGTTAGGGCTTGGTTAACTAAGTATGAAAAAGAAGATCTAACTTTAAAAGAACTAGAAGAGGAACCTAGTGCTCCTAGCGAATTAGTATCAAAAACAACTTTATTAAAACATGAACTAACTAACATAGAGTCTACTAATAGAAAAATAGTTCAAAATAATACGTACAAACAAGTTTTATCAAAAATAGTAGTAGATGATCCTGTACCAGAAAAGGTAGATGATTCAGTATTGGCGGGTTTAAAAACTAAACTTGCAAACAAAGATTATCAGCTTAAAGAAGGTATTGCATTATCTAAAAAATGTTCTGGCCCTACTATTAAATGCCCTACCTGTTCTCAAGATATGGATAACAGTACGATGTTTAGCTTAGTAGAGCAGTTCAATGTAAATAAGGTAGGTCTTGAAGAAGATATTGTTAATATTAAAGCGCAAATAAAAACTTTAGATAGCAAAGTAGCAAACTATCAATCTTACCAGAAAAACTTTTCTGAGTGGGAAAAGTATTACGCTTTAATTGATAACGACCTCACTAGTGAAGTATTGGATAAGAACGAACTATCTAATAAAATTACTGAACTAGAAAAAGTTATTAATGAAATTAATAACGCAATTACCAAAGTACGTAATAAGAATAAAACTGTTAATGAGCATAACTCAAAAGTAACAGTTATTTCTAGTCAAATGGCAGATATGCGTTCTGAGCTAGCAGAATATACAGCTGAGTTAGTTACACATACCTCAGAATTATCTAATTTACAGGTTTTAGTAAAAGCCTTCTCTACAACAGGGTTAGTAGCTTATAAAATAGAGTGTCTAGTTAAAGATCTGGAAACTCTTACCAATGAGTATTTAGCTGAGTTAGCAGATGGAAGATTTCAATTATCTTTTAAAATCGCTTCCTCAGATAAGTTAAATGTTGTTATTACAGATAATAGTCATGATGTAGATATCTTAGCTTTATCTAGTGGAGAACGTGCTCGTGTTAATGTAGCTACATTACTTGCTATTCGCAAACTAATGCAAACTTTATCTAACTCTAGAACTAATCTACTAATTCTAGATGAAACAGTAGAGAATCTAGATGCAGAAGGTAAAGAAAAGTTAATTGAAGTTCTCTTGAAAGAAGAAAACTTAAACACCTTCCTAATATCTCATGGATTCTCACATCCTTTGCTAGAAAAGTTGCAAGTAGTAAAACAACGAAATATATCAAGGATAGACAATGGTTGACCCTAGAGCTAAAGGTGCTAGAGCAGAGACTCTTATACGTGATCAATTACGTCAAGCAACAAGTCTAAAATGGGAAAGGGTGCCTGCATCAGGTGCTCTTGACCCTAGACACCAATTAAAGGGTGATCTATACGTGCCAGGTGAAAAGAATCTTTATTCAGTAGAGGTAAAACACTACGAAGAAGATCATTTAACAAGTGCTATTCTTAGTGGTAAAAGTCCTCAATTTTTTGAGTGGTGGTCACAAGCAGTAAGACAAGGTAAACAGGTTGATAAAACTCCTTTGCTTATATTTAAACATGATCGTTCAAAAGTATTCTGTGCATTTGAAGCTATGCCTACTTGTGATTATAGATATATATTTATAAATGCATTGGGTTATGAAGTCTATGTTTCCTTACTGGAAGACTTTGTGAAGTACGAGGATCCAAAATTTATCTCTTGACACATCTTGTCAATTTTGATATAATATTCACATGACAAAAACATTTGAACAAATAAACCACACTGACCCTAAATCGTTAATGATTTTGGATTCCTTGAATCTTGCATTTCGATATAAACACTCAAAGGCAGTAGATTTTGCTACTGACTATATGA